TATTATACTTGCCAACAAACTTTGTAATCTCAGTAAATACAAACTTGGTATTACCTTCGAAGTATTCTTTCTTAAGAAACGGAACAACCTTTCTCATAAAAGATTCGTTCGTTAATAAGTTTCTAAGAATAATCTGTTCTAACTCAATCGGTGTCGTCATTCGGATTTCCCATAACTAATGCATCTTGCGATATCGCATTTTCTAATATATTATCAAGTATCAACGTAGCATATTCTTGGAAAGGCTCGTCATCTTCTGTCAGTGTATCATCGGGTGTTGATACGATACTGAAGTTAAATGTTAATGCTTCATTCTCAATATCGACACCGATGTTGCCGAAACGGATAACCGTCTCGACATAATCACCTTCAAGGATACGTACGTTCCATGCCTGCTCGTTAGATAACTCGTCTGCGGGTGTCAACTCATAGTCAACACCTTCGCTCACTTGTTGAATAGCCATACTTACTCCTGGGCTAAATCTAAAACTTCATCTAAATCAACTTCTGCTTTATAACCAATCTGGTATTGTGCTTGTACGAAATCGATGAACTTTTGATTAGATAGTATATCAGACCAAAACTCTTCTGTCAACGTATCTTTCTCACGTGCTTTAGTACCCACGGCTTCGCCTGTGTCAGTATCCACTTTTTGGTACCAGCCATTACTAGGCTTGACAACAAAACCACCTGCAAGACCAACGTCAAGCAAACCGCTATAACGTTCAATACCACCATCCCAAGATACTGAGATAGGGATCTTCGATTTTTCTTTAACATATCTCGACTTCTCAACGTTGATAATAAAATCATAACCTGTGATTTCTTGACCTGTCTTATTCTGACGACGCCCTAGAATCCAGATATTATCTGCTGAATAATAAATGCCTGTACCGCCACCAACAACATCTTTAGGAAATAAACCAATCTCTTTATATGTGTGGTTGATTGCAAGCATCGAAATGTTCTTCATTGTCAAGTACGGAGTAGCCATACGGAACAAACCTTTCAGTGCTTTTGCTCGTGACATATCAGCAACAGATTTCTCATTGATTGCATCTTCAAGTTCTTTCTTAGATGCCAAGTTACCGATTGAATCAATCACAATCATAACTTTATCTTTCTTATCTAGTTCTTCGAGTTGACTAATCAAGTCAAACTTTAACTCTTCGACATTGGTAATCGGTGTATGTAACACTCGTTCTAAGTCAATATCAAATGCTTCGAAGTAAGACTGTGGCGAACCAAACTCGGAATCATAAAACAGAATGATTGCTTCGGGATCTGATTTTAAATATGCGCTTGCCATTTTCAGTGCAAACGATGTCTTGAAGTGTTTCGAAGGACCTGCTAATACTGTTAGACCAGATACTAAGCCACCATCCAGACGACCAGACAATGCTACGTTCAGCATCGGTACGTCGATTGGTGTTACTTCTTTTTCACCAAAGAACTCTGAGTTACTCAGTACAGCAGTACCTTTGACCTTTGAGTTCTTTTTAAGTTTATCCATTATTGACATTTACTTTTCTCCAAATGTTACATTCATTTCTTTTTCACGTGCATCTAAGTCATATATTATACGATAGTCTGCATTGATTGTCAACACACTTTTCAACAACTCAAAGTCATTACTAAAGTTATACATTGCATTCGTATCTTTGGGGAAACATGCGCCACCAAAGCCACGTTTACCATCAGGTCCTGGGACTTGCATATGACTATTACCAATACGTTTGTCTTGACTTATGATATCAGTAATGGTTTCGAAGTCACAACCGAATCTGTCAGTCTCATCTTTCAACTGATTGAAGAATGTTACCTTAGTAGCAAGAAATGTATTAATAGCATATTTAATAAATGATGCTTCGACTGCGGTGCATGACCAAATGTTATTCACCTGACATCTACTATGTCTCTTGTATAGTTCAATAACTTGGTGCACTGGATTATCAGCACCTCCAAATACATGAAACGTTGCATCAACAAAGTCATTCTTTGCATTGCGTTCTGTCAGAAACTCTGGATTATACACAAACCGATTTGGTTCAATACTACTCAACTCTTTTACACTATCGGGCGTAACTGTTGACTTCAATACAACAATCGCATTAGTATTGGCAATCAACTTTCGAGTAACATCTTGTACAATACTATCATCGATATCACCAGTATCAGACATAGGCGTAGGAACACAAACAAATGCAACTTTTATATCTTTATTATACAAGTCTTCGACTTTAGTATTGTGTTTAGGGTCAATCAAAGTAATATCGGTGTTCTTTGTATCGAATCCATATTCGACTGCTTCACCTACAAACCCATGACCAACAACTGATATTTTCATTATATTATACCTTCTTAGATTAAAAGGGCTCTTTCGAGCCCGGTATTACTAGTCTTTCAAGTTTCGATAGTTGATACATTCATCAACGAGTGGAATGCGGTCAGTCATACCTGCAAGCATACGCACTTCATCATTCTCGAACTCGCCTGAGTAAGAACGTGCTTGTTTATATGATACCGTATCATCAGTACGTGACCGCACGAATGTAGGAACCATCACACTCTTATCATTCAAGTCGGGTGCTTTCTCAATCAATCGACGAACAATAGTCGGATTAGCATTCTTAACATCAAGAATCGTTTCATGTAACTGATTAAAGAATGTCTGCTTCACTGCTTTAAAGCCTGCCACACCAAGTTTAGCATATGCAATCTCAAAGATTGAACCAGTCACAATCTCTTTTGCAGAGAAGTGAGTCGTATGCTTCAGAATGCCAGTAAATGCCTGTAGTGCTTTCTCGTCACCACCAATCGCTTGAAAGTCATTCACAAGTAAGTCACCAATATTTTGCGATGATGAGAACTCAGGCATGTAAATCACTTTAGCATTAAACACTTCGTAACCTAGGGCTACGATTAGACGTTCAATCGTTTCAATGTTTAATGTAGTACGAACAAGAATACTAGAATCAACTGTCTTGACTAGTTTAACCATAGTGTTAATAAAGTCTGAGTCATCTAAGGTATCGTTTTTCAATAGTGGAATATCTGCACAGTATACAGATAGTGTTGGGCGCCATTCACATAGTCGGTCAATGTCATCTAATGATTCAGCCTGAAAACGTTCTACATTACGTGTATCAAATGCAACATATGCGGCTTGTGATAATACATTATTACCAATAACACCAACACGAAGTTGTTGCCCTTGTTGCTTCTCACGTTCAGATGCGTCTACGTCGGCTTGCATCTCATCAGCGATATCAACAGGAAGATGTTCAATCGTCTTTTCGCCTGTTTCATGGTCAGTAATCTCTACTGGTCGTGTTTCGGGGTTGTTGCTCATAGTATACTCCTAGTTATTACGATATGCATATTCTACCGCTCGATCTGCTTCAAGTTCGAGTGGTCTATTATTATACCAGTTTCCTGTGTCTCTGTCAAGTTGTCCACATAAATCTGCTATTTGTTTTGATGTAATAGGATAACCACGGTTGATTGCATTGCCTGCTGTCGCAACCATAATCTGATACATCTTGTGATACCAACCTGTCTTACTGATTGTCTTATATTCTAACGCTAACTGCTTAGGAAAGAATGGGCAATCTGTATAGTCAGACCAGTATATATTAGTATTGTTCATCGACTGTTTACGATGTTCGATTACTGCTTTTTGCATTTCTGGTGGTAGTCTATCAAGAAAACTATTACCAGTTTTTTCTACATAAGGGTGTTTAGCAATAAGTGCGCTAACATCAATAGGGCTACCGCTATTGCTAAAGATGAAAGGGTTACTGTCAGGATACTGTGCAGGAACAAAAAACATTCTTGAAACATCTTTTGTCTGCGGATCACCAAGTTCGCCTACTTCATTATTAATAGCATACCAAAATGCTTTTATTCTTTCTTGCTCAACTGCTTCGTCGAGTTTGAATACTATTCTGAACTTAGCCTTATCAAGGCTGTTACTCGCAGTACTATAGACGACATAATCGTATTGACCAAATCTATTCTGTAGTTCTTGCTTCAATGATTCTAAATCATTAGGTAACTCATGTTCGTCAACATCAAGTGCGCACCACTCACCCCAATGAGTAGCGTTCTTATTGCTACGTGTAGTGCCTTCACGATATACCGCTGGTGATATCAAAGGCGATGAATCAGAACCACCCTTCTTGCCTGGTAGTTTTGAAACTTTATATAGCCATGAGACAAACTGCTCCCACGTCTTAAACGCAAGATGATTGTGAGTCTTGTTGTCAAACTGATTTCGAAACATTGTTAGTTCATACATAATAATACTATTCTATCACTATACAAAGAAGTTGTCAACTATTGATTTATATAAAAGTATTTCAGTTGCGGGCTTTGCTACAAATCCATCACTTGTTTTCTTTCTTCGACCTGCGGTGTATGTAACTGGTATGTTAATATGAGATAAGCCTTT